GGTTCATTCTTAATGGTAGATTTCTAGGATGGTGCAATGCTGATTCGTTGTATAGTAAAATTTACGCGATGAAAGTTAACAGGTCCGAGTTAGGCTCTTCACAAGAAATTATATCGTCCGAAGTATCTATTTCTAAAGATAAAGACAACAATGTCAATGTCTATACTGACAACTCAAGAGTGATTAGACCTTTATTCTTAGTGAACGATAAAGGTACTGATTTGGTATACAACGAACTTAAGATGAATCCTCCAAATATTATTAAAGATAGAATACAAAATATGTATCGAGATCTGTCATATAAGGAAATTTTAGACAAAAGCATATCTTATAATTACAACTTTGAAGATTTACTATCTATGGGTGCCGCGACGTATGTAGATCCTGAAGAACAGACTTACATCAAGTTGGCATCTTTTCAGAAGAACATAGGTGAATATTTTAGCGAGATAGAAGCTGCACGTATAGATTATAATAGAACAGTACAGGAGTATGATACGGTAAAGAACAAAAATACTAAGAATAAGAAGGATATGAAAATTTTGGAATTAGAACGTGATAAGGCAAAGAATAAGATTGACAGATTGACAAGTCCCAAGCATAGAAAATATACACATTGCGAGTTACATCCTCAAGCTATACTCGGTGTATCTGCAAGTATTATTCCTATGCCTCAAACCAATCAGGCTGCACGAGATACCTTCCAGGCTGGTATGAACACGCAAGCTATGTCGTCATTTAATCCCAATCAGAGAAATATATTTGATGGAAAGGCTAAACTGTTAGCTTTCCCTACTAATCCTATAATATCGACCGAAATGGAAAATGTCACAGGAGTGGATAACACACCTCAAGGTCAAAACGTAGTTCTAGCTTTCTCTTCTCATCTGGGAATGACAGGCGAGGATGCTTTCATCTTTAGTAAGAGAGCCGTTGATCTGGGTAAGTTTAGAGTAATCAAATATATTCCTTTCACTACGATTATAAATACTAAAGGTAAATTGGATCAACTACGTAGACCTAGAGATAATGAATTTGCCAACGATAAGGATAGAGAATTTTATCACGCTATCGGAGATAACGGATTACCTAGAATCAATTCTGAGCTTACATCTGGAGATGTAGTTATATCTAGTTTCCGTACAGACGTCGAGACTATGAGACCTATAAATACTAGCATCACCATGGGTTCTTTAGAAGATGGAATTGTAGACTCTATGCACGTTAGTGAGAAGACTGACGGTAGTCTTATCGTCCGAGTGGTTCTTAGAAAGGTTAGAATGCCTAAAGTGGCAGATAAGTTTGCTGCTCGAAATGCTCAGAAGGGAACTATTAGTATCATTCTACCAACCGAAGATATGCCTTTCACAGAATCAGGCATGATACCTGACGTCATCGTTAACCCTCATTCTATTCCAGGCCGTATGACTATGGAATACATGATAGAGTTACTGACCGGAAAGGTAGGTGCATTGACAGGCGAAAGAATCAATGCCACACCGTATGAAAGAATAGATTTAGACAGATTCTTCGAATTACTAAGAGAATTAGGTTATAACGAAGCAGGTACTGAGGTAATGTACAATGGAGTCTCAGGAAGAAAGATGAAAGTGCCTATCTTTATAGGTCCAGCCTTCTTCCAAGCATTGAGACATCAAGTAGACGATAAATATCAAGCTCGTGGAAAGAAAGGAGGAATTAAAGCAGTTACACATCAACCTACAGAGGGTAGGTCAAAAGGAGGAGGTATAAGATTTGGTAACCATTTTGCCAAAGAGTGGCACGGCAACGTGTTCGCTAGTCCGCGGTATGGCGGGCAACACAATCTTTATGCGGGGAGATCCCGATTTGTTAGATGCACTTAAACAGATAAAATTAAAATTAATATTGTTATCCATTCAATTAAATTAAAAACATAAACATAACGTAAACGCAAACAATGGCTGATACGCAATTCTACGCTATCCCCGTCGAGGGGCTAGAAGATTATTTGATTACTGAAGATGGTCGCATCTGGAGTAATAAAACTATGAAATTTTTAACAGGTTCTGTAGTAAATGGTTATAGATGTGTTTGTTTGAACGGAACTTCACATACTGTAGCCCGATTAGTAGCTACAACTTTTTTAGAAAACGAAGACCCCGAAACTCTGATTAGAGTTAATCATATAGATGGTAATTATCTAAATGATCATGTAGATAATCTTCGATGGGCTACTCAAAAGACATGTGTGAATAATAACACTACTAAGGTAACTTCGCACGCTAGAAGAGTTCAACAGATTGAAAAGGGAATAGTCATTGCGACTTACGATTCTGTAACTGAGGCTGGTAAAGCAGTCGGTGTGACTAGACATGCTATCTCTAAAGTGTGTGTAGGTAAAAATAAAAGTTCGGCAGGCTATCAATGGAGATATGAAGATAGTAATCATGAACATGAGTATACTGACCTATCAAGCGCAGTCCAGATATACGATTACGAAAATTATTTCGTATATCCAGATGGAAGGGTGTATAATTCACAGAGAAAGTCGTTTTTAGCACCAAATCCAAAACTATCTGGTTATCAGTATGTATCCCTATCTAATCCATGTAAAAAGAAAATTAACAAAGATGTTCATAGATTAGTAGCAGATCATTTTTTAGACAGACCAGAAGGAACTACACAAATAGATCATTTAGATATGAATAGATCAAATAATCATATGAATAATTTAGAATGGGTAACACAATCAGAAAATATGAGAAGAGCAGCGAATGCTCGAAGTGCAAATAACAAGAAGGTCTCTGGTACCAAGTTGGAGGAGAAATCCTCCGATGGTCCTAGCCAACTACTAGGAGTGACTAAAGCAGAAAAAGTAGACGTTCAATCTTCTTCAAGTTCATCTGAACTTGAAGAAGAGAAAGTTAAGAGAAAAATCAGAATAGTTAGAATCAAAAAGAAATCTGATTCTGACAATCCTTAATATTGAACAGTTTACATATCTGCTAGCGTCGAGGTAATAATCCAGAGAATAGGGATAGTTCGCAGTCAAGGGTCTAAGTTCCAATGATCATGGGATAAGATTCGGGCTCAGAGACTACATGGTTGTGGGCGTGAGAAGTTGATCGACTTCGATGATCGTCTAAGGTATAGTCCAATCCCACCTGAGAAGGTGTCATTTTGGAGGGATAATAAGCCCATACTAATGCTTATTGTTTCGAATTAATGAAGGTTATGATTCTAGGAGGAAATGCCTAGTTGAGCCTGGTGTAACTTTTCATCTTGCTTATTAAATAATAAGCAAGATGGAAAGTGATCGAGATGGAAAGAGACGCCATATTGGCCCATGGTGCATCATTTTTTCTCAAAGAAAGATTGTGTGATTTGTCTGACGCGTTCAAGACAGTCGCATGCTCTAATTGTGGAAATTTTGCTACACCTAAAACTATAGAAAATAAAGTTATATGTAATAACTGTACAAATGAGGAAGGCGAAGACACATTCGGACAAATTACTGTACCGTACGCTTTCACGTTATTACGTAATCTATTAGCAGGTCTAAATATAGAACTGAAGTTTGACTTCAAAGAGAAAATATATGTCGTTGGAGATACACCTTTAGAAGACGTAGATGATCTTGAAGATTTTCAGGAGGCATCAGATAACGTATATTTACCAGGAGACGAGGTAGATGACCAATATGGTGACTATAATCAGTCGGGTGGCGAAGACGATATGGATATTGAAGAACAATATGATGTACGTGACGCATACGATATCTAATAGATAAAATGATCGTATATTAAAATCAAACATATATTAAATAATATATGTATTAAATCAGTAATAAATATTATGTGCTATAACGACAGTATATCTCGCAACTACTAATATTTACCAAAATATATAATTCCATTATATATAAATGGAATCTAGATGGTATCACCCTGGGGGGTCAGATAAGACCCCTCCTCAACGATTACTACCTGATCAGATAGATGATTTGATACATTCTCTACCAACTGTAGAATGTGGAGATTCAGACGCTAGACGTGCTGCGAATGAATCTATTAGAAATTTTATACGTGCACAACTAACAGATGTTTTTCTACAACCTGATATTATAGAAGACTTTAGGGAAAAATTAATCAGTAGATTCGAAGAGGCTCGCGTGCCGGAAGGAGAACCCGTAGGAGATCTTACCGCTGACGCTTTAGGGGAATCTTCTACACAAGTAGCACTGAATACTTTCCATGTAGGAGGTGCTGCAACCGCTGCATTAGTAGGTATAGAAGGTCTGAAATCTCTAATCTTCGCATACCAGCCCAAAAATAAATCCACAATCATACATCTAACTAATCCGACCAGAACTTTTGACGAGACATTGGAAATGCGTAAACATTTGGAAGGCCTATCTGTTGGTAATTTGATAGATGGTGCAAATTTCGACATAGATACATTTGAGAATTTAGGACGACCCGATTGGTATCAATACAATGAAATGATGTTTGGTGATATTATTGTCGATCCTGGCACTATGATTATGAGAATAACTCTGAGATTAGATAAATTACTATACTTCGAGATTACTATGGCGGAACTGGAAAAAGCTATTATGGAAGCATCATATGGTGAATATGACGATCCTATCGTCAATATAATATATAGCCCGCTTTCTATAGCCACTATAGATTTGCATTTATCTAAAGGTAAAATCTTATCAGACAATGCAACGTTACGGAAGTTCTCAGAGATCAGTTTCTTCCGTAATACGGTGATACCAGTATTTAATACTCTCTATATTAGAGGTATTGCTACGGTCAAGAAAGTATATCCTGTATCATCTGCTGTCTGGGAAAAATCATTTTCTATTGTTAGATCTACATATGAGGAAGAAATAGAGCAATTGAAGGTTATGTTTGATTCTCCAGTATTTTTCAGCGTATATAATACCTGGGTAGTAGAATTGGATACTAAAAGTATGCGTAATGCCGGCATTCAAGATGGAGAACTATATGAACTGTTAACCAGTTTGGGATTAATACATAAAAGAGTAGATAATATAGTGTATGTGTATGATCCTCATAATACGGCAAATAAAGAAATTTCCCTGTCTACTTTCATTAGAGATAGAAAAAATGGTCTACCTTACATTAAAGACTCTAACATACTTAATATCAAGACCAATACATATGTTAAATATTCAGATATCAGACTTTATAACCATGACGATAAATATTATATAACATATGATTCTAAGTATATCAAATACCTTTTAACGTATTTGAAGTCTCAAGGATTTTCGTGGAGTCTAGATAATCATATTATGTTATGGAAATATGTTGATACTAATACTCAAGACGGAAAGCCTGACGAAATATTATCCTTCGACGATCCTAATGTAGAAAATGCAAGACAGGTAAAAGCTTACGAGTTATCACAAGTTCCTAATTGGATAACACCAGAATTAGATACGGACGATCTATCTTATAGATTATCCAATTACTATAAGTATGATCTCAAGCGAGCATTCTTCTATCAATATAATGGACAGATATATATGTATCATCATATCGATTACTTGTTAGAAATAAGATTTCATCTAGAAAATTCTGGGTTCGAATGGAAAGATCCAGTCAAGTTTAAGTTTGATATAGTTAGAGAAGAAAATATATCTATTAAACGTATGAGAGATATTTCCAATGCTAACAGTGAATATATGAAGGTAGAACCAAAACATAGAGAATATATCTCAGAACTAATTGAAGAAAAAGGTTTTAAATGGGGTGACGATATCCCTTATATCGTCAAAATAGACAAAGAATATAATGTAGTATACAGTCCTTCAGAAGATGGAAATATAGATTTATACCCCTTGACTGTCCCTGAAGACGTTATAGAAGACATTTCCGTTAAACTAGAAGAATCTGGAGAATTCGATAGCGTTATATTGGACAATTATAACTCTGGTAATTTTGAAGCTATCAGTAAAGAAGATATGAAAGAAATAAGTGCTCTTGTCATAGATCACATATCGTCACATGTCAGAAAAGTGTCTTCGGCGGAATCGTATGATCATTGGTTCTTAACCAGTAAAGACCAAGCTGATAAGAAATTTAATATATATGACACTTTATCTAATCCTTTAGTCGATTCTTCTTTGACCTATAACAATAGTCTAAATGAAATTTCATCTGTACTAGGTGTAGAAGCGGCGTATTCATACTTTATTAAAGCACTCAAAGATTTAAATGAATCTGGAGGTAACTATATAGACCCTAGACATATTCTGTTGATTGCAGATTTTATCTTCAGTAGAGGAAAACCTAACGGTGTACTCTTTGCTGGACTGTCTAGACAGCCCATAGGACATATTGCCCTTATTACAGTCGAGAGAGCTATGGAAGTTTTGCGGAAGTTAGCTTTTACAAAGAGTACCGAAAACGTAAATAGTGTATCCGTGGCTATTTCTACAGGTCAAATAGGTCCTCTCGGTACAGGAGGGTTTATTTTCTCAGATGATCCTAAGACACAACGGAAAATATTAGAGTTCAATAAGAATATAAATAATATCCGTTTAGATCAGGATGAGATGTCAGATGTTATTAAAGACTTAAACAAAGATACATTTGGCGGATACGAACCTGAGAAATTAGTACCTGATCTTCCCAGCAAGTATGAAATTGGTAAAAGATATGATTATTTTAATGAACTATACGAAGATGTTTTGAAAGAGGTCGAAGTTGGAGACGAATACGGAATAAAGAATTATCCAGAAGTAGTTCTACCTTTACCTTCGTTTGCCATTAAACCTATGGTTAGACCTAACGCAATTACAGAACTGTTGATTGGTGATGTACAACTTATAGTAAAGAAGACTACCGTTAAGGAAGTTAGAAAGGCGGTTGTGATCGATCCTAGTAAAGCCAAGAAGTCTAAGAGGATTAAGAAACCATTATCTCCTGCTGGACCGTCTTCTTCCGTAGGACCATCTTCTTCCGTAGGACCATCTTCTTCCGTTATTTCTCTTCCCAAATTGGATGTAAACATTGTACTCAAACCAGAAGTTAAACGGGATATAATGACTGTAACGTCTTACGATATAGACGCTTTCGAGAAAGGAATCTAAAAAAAGTAATATTAATTAATATTACATATTTAATCGTCGACACCGCTGGCATGTAGCTGATTAGTCATATTTTTAACTTCGTCTAGTATACTCATCGGATCAGGTGTACTGTAAGCTCTATTGATAATATAATACAGTACACATAATACTACTATTGCGCCAAAAAAATACAATGCAATCTTAAGATTACTAGTAGTTTCTTGTTTTTTCTTAGTATTATGCTGTCTGTCCTGAACCACACTTTCTGCCCAGAGTAGACTATCTCTAAAATCACTATCGTCGCCCATTTTAAGATTACGCGTTACTCTTATTGAGCATCATTCCATACGTACATGTCATACCATATTATACGTCTCCATCTTTTCAAAGTCAGTGGCCCAGCTCTCACTTTACTATCTTTTATAAGAATTGTATATTTTCCAGTTTTGGTCTCATATATCTTGATGGTAGTAGTATTATGACATAATGCGTCGAGGTAAGTGGTACATGGTATAATAGTAAATTCTGTATCTAGAGATAAATTTCTGCTAAAGAAAAATATGGAAATGATGAATCGATAGATATAGACATTATTAGTATTTTAGCTTATTTGAATATTAATTAATATTCATTTTTAGATAAATTAGATAAATCCTTTTTTCACAGCTTCCATATAACCATTAACATCCATGACTTTTGGCCTTATTATGTTATAATCTGTACTACCATTTATACTTTTTGTCACATAAGAATCTGGCTCACTGTCTGTACCTATAGCTGAAACGTTCAGTTCTTTAGAGTTAATATTAATTGTATGTATCTTTTCGTCGACGTCTAAGTTCTCCAATCCATCAAATATCACCAACGATACAGGGATCAAGTTCTTAACTAACTGGTTTGCAATTTTTACAGCCTGCTCGCTAGTTGCTCCTATAGCCGTTATTACAACTCTCTTGCCATCGGCTATTAAGTCCTTGAGAGTATCGTCGTCTACAACTTCGTCTATCTTTTGATATATACTATTGAATGCCAGAACGGTTGTATCATCGAACTTGAATATCTTGAATATATCAGTAACTACTTCTCTGATAAGACCTAGTAAAGTTAAAGCTACATCAATAGTAAAATTCTTAATAATATCGATAACTCGTATTATTTTTCTGGCCAGCACAACATAGGGCTTGATAATTTCCCAAATACGCAAAAAGATCAGTAGTAATACTATCACTACCACTACAACGATAATAGCAAAAATGACGTTTTCGTGTGCCATATTTTATGATGTTAATAATTTACAAAAAGGATTTTGCTATTTCCATAATTGTGCTATTATCTCTAGGAATCAATTTCTCCATAATCTCCATTGCTCGGATAAATTTATCATATCCAACCTTCGATTCGGGACCCCATGGTCCTGAATGAGTAAACGATCCTGATCCTTGAAGCATAAAGGTATGTGCAAACTCGTCTATCTTCTTCTTTGATATAGCCAATCTATCCGCAGTAGGAATGTATGGTATAGTAACAGTAATTGTGCTCGGTTTCATAGTATTATCATAACTAATATTATACTCTGGGAAATTCTCTTGGAATATATGAGAGAAGATAAAGCAAATTCCTATGTTAAAATTCAATTTAGAATTAGTATTCTTCATATGAATAACAGGTTCCATTTTAGCTAAATCGTCATCGCATACCCATGTTACATTTCTACACCAATCTAACAATCTACAAAAATCGTCGTGATATACAATCTCGGGAATCATACGTAGATACAACTTGGCTAGTTTTTCATCTGGCGATTCAGAGATATCTTTAGCAGATATAGCTCTAATTAAAGTATGTTTAGAGGTTCGTACAATTTTCAATTTACCCTTATATATCGTACTGTTTCTTTTTATGGTTATCCCCATAGAAGCATCCTTTAACCATTCTATAGTCTTATCGCGTAAATCGGAGTTTTCTGCTGCAAATGTTAGTATTTCTTGTATTTCTTTAATATAACCTATCAAGTAATCGACTGCTTCGTTAATAATCGAAAGCGAAGTTACACCGCATAGATGTATATTCTGAGGTGATAACTTAACATTTGCATTTTTCTCTACACAAGAGATATCCATACTCACCGAATTCTTAAAGTATGATTCTTTCTTTCTAACCATACCCCTACTGTCCCCTTCAAAATCTAAAGTGACTATAGATCCGGGTATCTTATAATGTGGTAATTTTTCACCTTTCAATATTTCTATCTTACCAGGCCTAAAAACAGGCAACAAAGAATAAGCCACTCTCATATCGATAGGGCTGTTCAACGCGCAATCAGCTACCATCATGGTGATATTAGGCCCATGCTCGATAACATCGGAGGAACTCATTTTCTATTACTATCTGAAATAAGGACATATATTTCTATATACTTATATTTTCCAGATAAATAAACGTATATTTGAATTAATTTTAATTTATAATGTAAAAGATTAAAATTAATTTATTAATGTTATGCTTGAACGTTTTATAAAGTATATGATGCTTAATTAAAAGCATTTTCATATCGTACACGCATATTTAATCGGTTGTATGTCGACATAGTAAACAATATGTTGAAAGGAGAGAAAATAGGTGAAGGGACATATGGGAAAGTCTATTCTGCAACTTCGAGATCTGCGAAGGGAGATTTTGCAGTTAAAAGAAATCTTATCGAGAAAGCTTTAGATTTCGCAGGATCAGTTAAAGAATTAGACATTCTTAATAAGTTTCAAGATCACCCACATATAGTAAGGATAGAATTTATGTCCATCGGAGACCCTTTTATACAGGCCAGTTTATCACCTCTTAGATGTGCATATAAAGACGATAAGATACATTTTATATTTCCGTTAGCTGACGGAGACTTAGATAGTATAATAACCGATAGAAAATATGGTTATGTCAAAGCTCAGCAATATATGGTGCATATATTGCTGGCTGTAGAATATATGCACGGTAAAGGTATAATGCATAGGGATCTTAAACCTCATAATATCTTAGATTTCAAGGGTACTATGCAAATTTGCGATTTCGGTCTGGCTAAGCCCTTTTCAGGAAACGGACCTCAGTCCCCGAGAGTAGTAACATCTTGGTATAGAGCTCCCGAAATCACTATGGGTGACAGATTTTATGATTATAAAATAGATGTATGGTCTGTAGGTTGTATAATGTATGAATTGATAGCCAAAACGCCTTTTGTTAGTGGAGTTAGCGATAGGAACAATTTACTGTTAGACAAAATCACCACACGACTGCCTGAGAGAATAGACGACGAAACGTTTAAACGAATGTTGTATAGAGGCGATATGAGCAAAAGAACCAAACAAAAAGAGAGAAAAAAAAGAAATACGTGGGCGCGTCAATTGTTCGGAAATATTAATCCTGACAATTTTGATAAAGATGGGTTTATAGACGTCCTTTCCCACGCTTTAGAATTTGATCCGACGAAAAGATGGACTATAACGAAGATATTAAACCATAGTTTCTTTGATAATCATAGAAGATATATTAATGAAATCCGACGAGATCTTCCGCCAGAAGCAGATCCATTACCTAGAATAAAATGTATAAATTGTAATGAGAGAAAATGGGCCATCCAAATGGCTTATTCATTTTTTAATGATCGTAATAAGTATGATTGGTATAGTCATAATATTCTATTCCAAGCTATAGATATTTTTGACCGCTATTTACTATACCTCAATAGAAACACATCCACTACGTCTAGACAAAATAGCGTAAAAGGCTTATTTTTAGACAACTATAGAGCTAAATTATCTTTTCTAGTGTGCATGTACCTGTCTATCAAATATTTTGCAGGTGCTATATATCCGGTATCTTTTTCTAGCATTGCAGAACCTAACTTTCGCACATCTAAGGCTCTCAAAATAGCTGATGAACTAGAAAGCAATCTAATCAAAGAGATATTAGAATACCAAATATATAGGAAAACAGTATATGATGTAGTTACTAGATCGATGGACGATTATGATGTTATTGAGCTGTTATATGTTGTTGGAGAACTATACTATCTAGATCCTACTCTGAGTGTTGCAGAAGTATATAGCTCTTTCGAGATAGCTCTGAAGAGTAAAAG